GTCGCATTGAGTAAAGTGGGAGCATTCAATGCTTACTGAATAGGACAATGTTTTCATACTGTTTGGTTTAGTAGGTCAAAGATATAAACAACCTACCCACATTCAGCCAACACCTGCTGAAATTCCTCGATGCTTCGGATGACCTCGTACCTGTACCCCGCATCCTGAACCACCCCCTGCCACCACTTTTGGGAGAGGGACTGCTTACCCTTGGGTGTTTTAAATTCCAAAAACACCGCTCCCTTGGGGGATAGGTAGGTCATGTCGGCAACCCCAGCGGTCAGCCCGATGCCTTTGAGGAAGAACCCGTTGGAGCGGGAGCGAGGGTTGTTGAGGTTGAGAAATAGCAGTCCCTGTTCATTGGGTCGGAGCATTGCGAACAACTTGACGCAGGCGGCTTGCAAATTGTATTCGTCCATCATAAATCATGCAGTTTATTTGCTGGAAACTCGTTGGCTTTGGTATAGGGAAGGTGGCATTGAATGTTTGCGATGCCAAGGGAACCGTTGCGGTTCTTGCGGACGATGACCTCCATTAAGTCCGCTGGTTGGTTCCTATCATGCTCGTAAGGTCGGTAAACAAAGCCAATCTTGTCAGCGTCAAACTCCAACTGCCCCGTTTCCCGAAGGTCGGACATTATCGGGCGATGGTCGCTCCTTCCCTCGGTTGCACGGGATAGGGATGACACCACGACCCCGAACACCTTCTGCCGTTTGCAAATGGCTTTAAGGGTCTTGCTGATGTTCGTCATCTGCTCAATTTTCGGCTTGGCTTTGTCAATCTTGGTTGGCTCAACGAGTTGAAGGTAGTCAAGGTAAAACCCGCAAATCCCGTACTTGGTTTTTAGTTTTGCGATTTCGCCTTCGATGCGGTCCAAGTTCGCTTGGTGTAAGTCCACGATGTAGAGCGGTTTGGATTTTAGGAGGTCCGCTTTTTGGCCAAGGTCCATGAAATCTTTTGTGCTGATTCGCTCGGTCGGGTTGAGGAAGTGCGCCCCATCCATGGTGGCGAGGTTGGAAAGCATCCGCTGGGTCAGTTGTTCCGCTGACATTTCAAGGGTAAAGAACACCACGGGAATATCGGCCATGGCTTGATTCATGGCTATTTGGAGGGCCAAGAGCGTCTTGCCCATTGCGGGACGACCGCCCAAGAGGATAAACTCGGTGGGCTTGAACCCCGTCATCATTCGGTCCATCGGGGATATGTAGGTCGGGAAGATTGAATCCTTGCGCCTGCCTTCCCTGACCTCGTTCATGTTCATGAGGTAGGTCTTGGCCAGTTCGTGGGCGGTGGTTTCGGAGGCGTTCGTTTCCACGGCCTGCATGGATTGATAGCGGGCGAAGGCTTTGGGGATGTCCCTGTCATGGGCCAACTCGTCCATGATGCGTTGCTCTTCCCGTTGCTTCCACGCCTCGTTGAGGTCGGAGGCGTACACCTTCCAGTCGGAGGTCAGCGTGTTCCCATCAAGGATGTCCACAAATTCAGCGATGACATGGGCTTTACCGTTGTCGATGAGGTGCTTGTGAACGGCCACAAGGTCAACGGGTCGCTCTGCTCGGTGGAGGGATTCAATCGCCCGATATACGAGGACATGGTTCCCCGTGAATAGGCGTTCGGGGATTTGCAGGAGCAGGACTGCTCGGTTCGTGAACTGGTCCATGAGGCAGGACAGGAGCCGTCTTTCAGCGGTAAGATGGTAGGGGTTCATCGTCGGTTTGGTTTAGTGGGTTGAAGGTAGCATTGCGGGGAATTACTTGGTCCTCCCATCGGCCTTGGTTGAGGTAGGTCGCTGCATGGGGAACAAACTGCACGGGGGTTTCGGAGTAAAGGCGGGAGATGTTGTTAATGGCCGCCTGCTGGTCTTCGTCCTTCAACTTGGCGAAGGCTTTGGATGCGGACTGCTTGGAGGTCTTGCGGGGATAGAGGTTCCAAAATTGGTCAAAAAGGACACAAGTATTCTTCTTCTTCTCTTGTATCTCAATCTTATCTTCTCTTATCTCATCTAATCTTATCTTATCTGCTTCGTTTTGCTTAGCACTTGCTACGATTTGCTTAGCACTTGCTACATCTTGCTTGGCTATTCCTTGGGCTTTGTTCTCCCCACCTTTGCGTCCAGCCTCGCTCCTTCGCTGGCTTAGACGGTTAAGGTCGTCCATCTGCAAGTCAAGGAACTCAATGCGGATTTGTTCGCCTTCCTCCTTGATGATTTCGGCTTCCATCAACTGACCAAGCAGGGTCGCCCCGATTTCAAGGCTTGCTTGATGGGCCGTAAAGTGGCCGTGCTTGACCCAGTAGAGTTGACAAATGTGAATGAATGCCCCCTGCAATTCAAAAGATTTGCGGCTGATTCGTCCTGCGAGCCAATCGCTGGGGGAGTGCTTGTACCAACTATTTTCCATGTGGTAGTAAAAAAAACGCCCCGACTGATAGCAGCAGCCAGGGCGAGGGGTTTAACGGGAACCCTTTATCTAAACACTCCTTGGCTGCTATACAAGGAATGCGTTACTCTTAAATGTAAATCGGGTACAAATTTACACTAAAAAGGCATATCTCCAGCCTGTGGTTCAAAAGCGTTGGAGGGACGGGATTCGTTCATCGGCTCAACTTTACCTGACAGGAACTTCTTGCCGCTCTGCCCTTCCTTGACCCATGCGGACAAGCGCATCTTGGTTCCGTCGGGGAGGATAATGTCCCCACGGTAATCGGGACGCTTGGGGTTGTCGCCCTTATCGTTGGCGAAAAGAGAGAAGGTGTTTGGTTGGGGTTGATAGTTGCTCATGGGTTTTTGGTTGGGGTTTGGTTTACTAATTTATTCATGATTTCGGTAAGTTTAAATACCTGCTGGGCAAGAGATTCAACGGTCAACTCTTGGACACTTGCAGGCTCTTCGGTAAATAATTCGGGGCTTGATTTGGATTTTGCTTTTGATTCGTTTACTTTTTTGGTTTGTGCATCGTAGCAATTAACGCAAGTTTCAAACGATGGGCTGAATTGATTGACGGCCTTGTATTTGCCGTAGGCCACCTTCTCAATAACTCCAGCAGCGACAAAGTAATCGTGCAGAGTGGCTGAAACTTTAAACGCTTGACACAATGCGCTTATTCGCTTGGCTGGCGTTGGCTCTTTGCATATGAACCAAAGTGCGGTTCCGAAGACAAAGGCTTTTTGATTCCTTCGGTTTTCAGTTGGAGGTGTTTTCATGGTTTTGGGTTTGGATTTGGTTGGGTTGAATTGAATAGGTAAGGTTTTCTTTAATTAGCCAATTAGAGGCCCGTAAATCGCTTAAAATGCGGTAGGTGGTACGAAGGTTCAGTCCAAGCACTTTGGCGAGTTCTGTGGCCCTGTATGGGCGTGAGGCGAGGTACGACACGGCGTAGATGGTGGCGACCCTTCGCTGGATTTCTTTTCCTTTGGGTTTGGGCATGGTTAGGGGTTTATAGTTAGCCAGTAGTAACTTCTGTCGCATTGCAGCCACCCCGTTGCTTTGAGGTGGGTAATGATTCGGTAGGTTTGGCGGAGAGGCAAATCTACGGCCTCAGCCAATCGTTCAACACGCATCGGCTTGTTGAGTAGTAGGTACACGGCCTTGACCGTTGCGTTGCGGTTTCGGCGCTGGGAGCCTTTCTTTTGGAGTGGTTGTTCGGGCATGGTTAGGGGATTAGTTGGTACTTGCGTCCGTTGTGTTCGATGATTTCGGGGATGCGGTTGTCTATGATTGTACCATACGAATTCTTATAGTAGATTTGATTACCTTGAGAATCGAATTCCCGCTTTACGCAAAATCCAGTTGAGTCTTCATGGTAGATTTCATTGCTATTCAAATCGTATTCACTCTTTGCCCACCATCCATTTGAAAGTTCTTGGTAGAGAAGTCTAAAATCCTTGTTTTGAATTTTCAAAACCCCATTCGCCTCAAAATCCCATTTCAGCCATTGGCCGATTGTTTGTCCTTCTTTCATGGTTAAGTGGTCTTAAAAGTTACTGCAATGCTCGGTTTTGTCCCTTTTGCGGGACATACGGGAACC